ACTGATGCACCAGTGATGTGGACCTATGGATAATAAAAACTACAAAGAAACCTTAGCCAAGCAGGAAGACTTGAACTGGGATGGTAATACTGAACAACAACAACAAGAAGAAATAGAGTATACCTACATTGTAGATGAAGACAGAATGGAAAAGCTTAGAAAGTTAATACATGACAAGTCTTAACATTGAACTCCTAGACTGGCAGAAGAAAGTCTGGGTAGACAATACTAGGTTTTTAGTAATAGCTGCTGGTAGACGTACAGGTAAGACTAGGCTAGCTGCATGGAAGATTATTGTAAAAGCATTAGAAAAGTCTAAAGCTAATGTATTTTATGTAGCGCCTACACAGGGGCAGGCTAGAGACATTATGTGGCAATCCCTACTTGACTTAGGTCAGGAAGTGATAGTAAGTGCTCACATTAACAACTTACAGATTAAATTAATCAATGGTTCTGTAATATCTCTAAAGGGTGCCGATAGACCTGAGACTATGCGTGGTGTATCTCTGTACTATCTAGTAATGGATGAGTATGCAGACATGAAGCCAGAGGTCTTTGAGCAGATCCTTAGACCTGCCTTAGCTGACCAAAAAGGTGGTGCATTGTTTATTGGTACACCTATGGGGCGTAATCACTTCTATGAGTTGTACAAGTACGCAGAACTAGGGGACGATGAGTCCTACAAAGCATTCCACTTTACAAGCTATGACAATGAACTACTGGACTCTGAGGAAATAGACCTAGCTAAAAAGTCAATGTCATCCTACGCATTCAGACAGGAGTTTATGGCATCCTTTGAAGCCAGAGGCTCAGAGATGTTTAAAGAGGACTGGGTTAAGTTTGGTGAGACTCCAGATGTAGGTGACTACTACATAGCTATTGACTTAGCTGGCTTTGAGGAAGTAAACAAGAAAAGGTCTAAGAACAGTAGACTTGATGAATCCTCCATAGCTATAGCTAAAGTTAATGAGGACGGATGGCACATAGAGAACATTATCTATGGTAGGTGGGACTTAGGTGAAACAGCTAGGAAGATATTTCAAGCAGTCAGGGACTACAGACCTATAAGTGTAGGTATTGAACGTGGTATATCTCAGCAAGCTGTAATGTCACCTTTGACTGACCTAATGAAACAGCATGGTAGATTCTTTGTTGTAGAGCAGCTTACACATGGTAACAGGAAGAAAACTGACAGGATTATGTGGGCTTTACAGGGTAGATTTGAGAATGGTCAGATTACATTAAGCAAAGGTGAGTGGAACACTAGGTTTATGGACCAGCTATTTCAGTTCCCAGACCCTTTGACACATGATGACCTAGTGGACTCAGTAGCGTACATAGACCAATTGGCTAAAGTAGCTTATTCATATGATTTTGAGATCAATGATCTTGAGGTATTAGACACAGTAACAGGATATTAACATGGCTAAACAAGGTTTATACAGTAACATTCATGCTAAACGTAAACGTATTGCAGCGGGTTCTAATGAAAAGATGCGTAAAGCCGGTAGTAAAGGCGCTCCTACAGCACAAGCATTCAAAAAAGCAGCCAAAACAGGTAAAAAATAATGGAATACGGTGACAATGACACTCTAATGACCGAGGAACACCTAGAAAACTGGGTAATGGCTAAGTGTGACTCTTGGCGTGACCATTATGAGTCTAATTATTCAGAAAGGTTTGAAGAATTCTATCGTCTATGGCGTGGTATTTGGGCTTCAGAGGACTCTATGCGTAAAAGTGAACGCTCTAGGATCATTAGCCCTGCTACACAGCAAGCTGTAGAGTCCAGTGTAGCTGAGATAGAGGAAGCTACTTTTGGTCGTGGTAAATACTTTGATATTACCGATGACATGGTAGACCAAGAGACACAGGACGTTGTGTATTTACGACAAAAGCTGCATGAAGACTTTGAGAAGGTAGGTTTACGCAAGAGTGTAGGTGAATGCCTTATCAACAGTGCAGTGTTTGGTACTGGTATTGGTGAAGTAATACTTGAAGACGTAAAAGAGATGGCCCCAGCTACTCAGCCTGTCATGGGTGGAGAACTACAAGCTGTAGGTGTAAACATTACTGACCGTACTGTAGTCAAACTACGCCCTGTAATGCCTCAGAACTTCCTCATAGACCCTGTAGCTACCTCCATTGAGGATGCCCTAGGTGTAGCTGTAGATGAGTTTGTACCCCGTCACCAAGTCCAGCAATTGCAGGAACAAGGTATATACAGAGACATTTATGTAGGTCAAGCAGCAAGTGACTACGACTTAGAGCCAGACCAAGACCTTACATCCTTTGATGAAGACAAGGTACGCCTAACTAAGTACTATGGTTTAGTGCCACGCTACTTGCTAAAAATAGGTGAGCAGGAAGCAATGCTTGGTGAAGACGAAGATATTGCTGACATTGAAGTAGAAGGTGAGGATGAGGATGAAGACGAATACTTTGTAGAAGCTATTGTTGTTATTGCTAACGGAGGCATCCTACTAAAAGCTGAAGAAAACCCATACATGATGCAGGACAGACCTATTGTTGCATTCCCTTGGGATGTAGTACCTAGTAAGTTCTGGGGTCGTGGTGTATGTGAGAAAGGTTACAACAGCCAAAAAGCCCTTGATACTGAGCTTAGAGCACGCATTGATGCACTAGCCCTTACAGTACACCCTATGATGGGTATGGACGCTACAAGGCTTCCTAGAGGCTCTAGACCGGAAGTTAGACCAGGTAAGATACTGCTAACCAATGGTGACCCTAGATCTGCCTTGTTCCCCTTTAACTTTGGTCAAGTAAACCAGATTACCTTTGCACAAGCAGCAGAGCTACAAAAGATGGTACAGACTGCTACAGGTGCTATAGACTCCGCTGGTATTGCCGGTAGTATCAATGGTGACGCTACGGCTGCTGGTATCAGTATGTCCTTGGGTGCAATCATTAAGCGTCACAAGCGTACCTTAATTAACTTCCAGCAGTCCTTCCTGATTCCCTTTGTACAAAAAGCTGCTTACCGATACATGCAGTTTGATCCAGAAAGTTATCCTGTTAAGGACTACAAGTTTAACACTACATCTACTCTAGGTATTATTGCCCGTGAGTACGAAGTAACACAGCTTGTACAACTGCTACAGACAATGCCCCCAGAGTCTCCAGTGTACAACACACTGTTACAATCTATTATTGATAACATGAACTTGTCCAACCGTGAAGAACTTATCTCTAAGATGCAACAAGCAGAGCAAGCTTCACAGCCTACACCTGAGCAACAGCAAATGCAACAAGCTGTACAACAAGCACAGATGGCATTCCAGCAGTCTCAGACAGATGCTTTGTCAGGACAAGCACAAGAGTCACAGTCAAGAGCGCAGAAAATTGCCATAGAAGCACAGTTACTGCCACAGGAACTTGAGATAGACAAGATTAAGGCTATCACAGCTAACCTAAAAGCAGGGGATCAGGACGATAAAGAATTTGAGCGTAGGATGAAGATAGCTCAAACTATGCTGAAGGAGAAGGAGATTGACCTAAAGACTCCTACACAACAGCCTACACAACCACAGCAGCCACAGCAACAACAAGCGCCGCTGCAACTACAAGGAGTACCTAATAATGGTAGTAACTAGAAATGAACTTTCTGAAATAGTAAATCAAATCAATGCTAAGTTTGAAGAACTAGAGAATAAAATTAAGGAGCTAGAGAAACTTGTTGAAGCACCAGTAGCTGTTAAAAAGACTGTTAGCAAAAAGGCAGCATAATGCCTAGAGCATCTGGAGGAACAAGAGCTAGAAAAGGTAAAGCTAAAGTAAAAATTACTTCTAGCGGTAAAAAAGTCAGCTATGGGCAAGCAGGCCCAGCTAAAGGAGGTGGTCCTAGAGTAAAGCCAGGAACTAGCAAAGGTGACAGTTACTGTGCTCGTAGTTTAGGTATTAAGAAACGTCTGCCTAAGAAAAAGCAGAATGATCCTAATACACCAAACAATTTATCAAGAAAGCGTTGGAAATGTTCCGGTGCTAAATCAAGGAAAAGCTAATGCCATACGGTGAAGGTACATACGGATCTAAAGTAGGCCGACCGCCTAAGAAGAAAAACAAAGCAAAGCAGATGCTAAACAAAAAGAAGCCTACTAGAGCTTCAGGCGGCACTAGGGGGCGCTAATGGTACTTGAGCTAGCTGCAATTGTAAGTACAGTCAACGCTGCCACTACTGCACTTAACCGTGTAGCTGGTGCTACATCTGACATACAGCAGATTAGCTCATTCTTAGGTGCTCTGGGTGAAGCACAGCACGACTTACAAAAGATTAAGAATACTCAACCTTTATCTGCTGGAGACGCTATACAACATCAGCTTGCACAGAAGCAAATTGCAGATACCCTAACTGAAGTTAAAGATATATTTACTATTTCAGGCAATGGACATCTGTGGGCTAACGCTATGCAAGCTATGGCTGACGCTAGGGTTGCTAGACAGAATGAGATAAACAGGCTTACAGCAGAGAAAAAGGCTAAGAACAAGCAACTCAAAGAGGTACTTATAATCGTAGGTGTTGCTTTGCTTATAGTACCAGCAGCATTATTTGCTTTACTACAATCCCTTGTAAAATAATTAAAATAACTCTTGACATTTACTGAAAAGTATGATATAATATATAGGTACTT